GGATAATAGTGGTAGTTGGGTAACTCAAGGTACTTTTACTAAAGAAGGAAAAACTACTGCAAGGTATGACTGGAGCCATAGATTTGATATACCTGCCAGTTGGAAAACTGCTGGGTTTACTCAAGTTGCTATAAGAATTAAAAGATTAACAGAGGACTCAGACTCTCAAGTTATAAGAAATGACATATTTTGGCACACTCATACCGAGATTATAGATAACAAATTTTCTTATCCTAATAGTGCTTTAATGGGTATAAGGCTAGATGCTAAACAATTTGGTCACGTACCAAGACGAGGTTATGAAATTAAGGGAGTGAAAGTAAAAGTTCCTTCGAACTATACTCCCTATGACCAAAATTCAACTCAAGTTGGAGATTTCTTGTATTCTAGTATCTGGAATGGTACTTTTGACGTAAAGTGGACATGTAATCCTGCCTGGATCTATTACGATCTTCTTACTAATGATAGATACGGCCTCGGACAATTTTTAGATGATTATAATATTGATAAATGGGGATTATATCAAATTGCTAGGTATTGTGACGCAGTAGATGATAATGGTAAATATGTAGGAGTACCTTCTGGATTTATGGATGGAACTACTACAAAGGTAGAGCCTCGTTTTGCTTGTAATTTATACTTACAAGGAGCCAATGAAGCCTTCAAGGTATTAAATGACCTAGCCTCCATATTTAGAGGACTAGTTTATTGGGACCAAGGATTAGTATCTGCAATTCAAGATTCTCCTAAGTTACCAGTATTTCATTTTACCGAGTCTAATGTGCTTGGAGGAGACTTCACATATACGGGCTCTTCCAAAAAAGCTAGACATAATGTAGTTTTGGTTACTTGGAATGACCCAGCTAATGGTTACAAGCAAACTGTAGAATATGTAGAAGATAGAGAAGGTATACAAAGATATGGCATGGTGGAGAAAAGTGTTATAGCTTTTGGGTGTACCTCTAGAGGTCAGGCGCAGAGAGTAGGTAAATGGATTCTATATACTGAACGATTAGAAACTGAAGGTATTAGTTTTGCTACTGGATTTGAAGGCGCCCCTATACGACCTGGGGACTTAATTAAGGTATCTGATAAGCATAGAGCAGGTGTTCGTTATGGCGGACGTATTATACCTGCTGTATGTTCTGATACTAGTTATACTACTCAATCTGATTGTGAATTAGGAACTGTGCATACAGGAACAGGATTAGATGATTTTACTCGTACAGGTACCTATACTGGAGATCCTGCAAATGTATATAGATTTGTAATATACCAAACTCCTCACGTACCAAAAACTCATAATATATTTGTTACTAATAGCTCTTGGTTTAGAGATGAAGCTTTAACAGAACAGTATGATAGTTGTTCATATGGCACGTCTAGCACTGCAACACTTTGCTGTACTAATAACTATGGTAGCTGGGATGCTGCAGATAGTACTTGTTCTGGGGCAGGAGTCTGTACGGATAGCACGTATACTACGGAGTTGGACTGTACGACTGCTTCAGAGTCGTGGACCCATATAGAATGGATTTCATTAAATTCTTATGATGGAGATACTCTTAGATTTAAAAATAAGGATTCATCTACAGCAGTAGTACGAGAAGTAAACTTATTATTTGAATCTCCAGTATTGTACGAAGGGGATATATATGAGTTTATAACACCTGACAACTTTTCTGCGACTGTAACTGCTGCTGTAGGAGTACTATACGTTGCTACATTTATTGAAAATTCACACGGTACGGGTCCAAATGTAGAACTTGGGCAATCCCCTCTTACTACTTCTATGCATAATACCTTTAATATATTTATTAACGGAGCATTAGACTTTGCCAAGGGAGTTAATGTACCCATACAATCTGGTGAACAAGCCTATGACTATGGTATTAACTATGAATTCCAAAACGTAATAGGACATACTGTAGGAGATTACTGGGAATGGGATGCCAGGATTTGGACAACTACTTCTAGAGGTACCATTTGTTTAGATGCTCCAGTAGATTTAAACGGTGCAGATGATATGGATTTCAGTATCGTAAAACCTGATAATAGATGTACTAATCAAGATGGCAGTACTAATTCATCTTACTCTACTAAAACGGCTTGTATGGGGGCAGGTAAAAACTGGGATGCCTCATCTTATATAGTAACTAAAGATGTCACTATTGACCCTCTTGCTTCTACATACTCAACTAATATTCTGCACTTAGATTCTGATTTAGATTTTGATCCATTACCTATGCAAATATGGACTTTGGAAAGAATAGGGCAAGTAGAGTCTCAATCATATAGAGTAGTAGCTATTTCAGAAGATGACCTAAATAAATTTACTGTTACCGGGTTAGAATATAATGAATCTAAGTTTAATGCTATAGAACTTGGTGAGGAAATAGAGATAACAAGCATAAGTGAAAGGATGCCTTGGGGGAGTGCTCCACCATCTGTAACTGATATTAATATAACCGAAGAATTATATACTAATATTAATACTATTAGAAATAGAATGCACGTTAGTTGGGTAGCTCCTGGGCAAAATTATTACTGTTTAGAAGATAATACATATACTAATAAAATAGACTGTGAAGCTGCCACCTATAATTGGTTAAGATCTTCTTATGACTATTTAAGTCATTATGAAGTACAATGGAGAATAAAAGGCGAGACATGGGTTACTATAGATCATAATACTGAAAGTAACATTACTATTGATAATACTTACTCATTACCAGCAAGATGTAGTAATGGAGATTGTTTAGACCCTGCTTATACAAGTCAGGCTACATGTGTTGCGAATGGGTCATCTTGGACTTCTTATGCATCTAGTACAGATTGTACAACTGCTGGACATACTTGGTTACCTGCAGGATTAGAATACGAAGTAAGAGTAAAAACCGTAAGTTTAGTAAATAATAAAAAGTCTACTTGGACTACAGCTTCTGCAGTATTACTCGGTAAGACTTTGCCTCCTGTTAATGTAGGGGGTTTATCTACTGTTTGGTCAGTGGCTAAAGGACTGACGATACATTGGAAGTCTAATCCAGATATAGACTGGGCTTACTACGAGGTTAGAGAGGGATTAGTGTGGGAGACAGCAACAGTAGTTGCTACTAATATTACCTCTATTCATCATCAAGTAGGAGCTGTTGGTACAGGTAGTCATACTTATTTACTTAAAGCAATTGATACTACTGGTAATTATTCTGTCGATGAAACTCCTATAACTTATCTAGTATCTGAACCTAGTTCAGTTAGTTCTATAATTCATATATTTAATATAGGTAATGTGGATATTACTTGGAATGCCCCAGGTACGGCTCCTCAAGGAATTAAAGAATACGAAGTCAGAGAGGGCGCTAGTTGGGCTGCAGGTACCGACCCTAAAGTAGTTACTACTCCATCTATATCTTATTCAGTTACTTGGGGGCCAGGATTGTATGGATCTGTAGGTGTAGCCTCTAAAACTTTTTGGATTGCAGCTAAGGACTACTCTGATAATTACGGAGTACCTAAAAGTTTTACATGTGATATAGCTAGACCAGATGCAACTATTCTTACCTCTAGTATAACAGGCCCTAATGTAGTTCTTAATTGGACTACTCCTTCTTCAGATTTACCTATTGTAGACTATGTATTAAGATATGGAGATGTTTGGTCTAGTTCTATAGATATTGCAATTAGTAAAGTTACAGATTGGGCAACTAAAGTTACCTGGGGACCAACTACTCCTAGGACTTTTTGGATTACTTCCGTAGATTCAGCAGGAAATGAAGGCATACCAACTAGTGTACCTATAGACGTAATAAAACCTGGTAAACCTATAGTAACAAATACTTATAATACTGAAAATGTTCTGTTACAGTGGACTTCTACTTCAGGTATTACCCTACCTATTGATACATATGAAATACGATATGGTAATACATGGGTCAATGGACGAAATCTATCAGGAATTTTAGCAACAGATCCATCATTTACTCCAGAATTAAAATCTGGGACTACTAAGTCAGTACGTTGTAGCTGGGGGCCCTTTACTGGGGAGTCTACTAGAACATTTTGGATTGCAGCTATAGATACTGCAGGAAATTATGGAGACAAAGGTTTCGTTGATGTTACAATAGATCAACCTTCCACTCCTAGCGGATTGTCTGTAGAGGTCATTGATAACTATGTTAAATTAGATTGGAATGACCCTAGTTTAACTACTAGACAAATGCCTATACAAAACTATAGAATTTCAAGATGTGATAGAGACGTCACAACCTGTGTTTTAGCAGATACAATAGAACAAGACTTACTAGGGCCTGCTACTTTCGTTACTCGTTTTGAGTCAATTGGTGGCACATATAAGTATTTTCTTGTTTCTATTGATTCAGCAGGAAATGAAAGTGCTCCTTTGGTTTCAACTTCTAATGTTAATGAGCCTGCAAACTTTGTACTACATCAACAAATAAACAGTTCTTTAGACCCTGATAAGCCGGTAAATGAGGCATACTGTTCCGGTGCAGTAGCGACTAATTCTACAGACTGTATAGCTGGTGGAGGTAGTTGGGTAGTAGAAGATAAAATTCAAGTTACTGATATCTATAAAGGAGATTCTTTCCCAGCATTTGGACCACTGAATCTAACTGAAACTTGGGAGCAACATTTCACTACTAGAAGTTGGAATAGCCCAGCAGATCAAGATGCTGCAGGATACCCATATTATATTGTAGCTAAAATTGGCACTAGCGAGTGTGAATTTTACCATTCTTGGGATTCTGGTGTTGAACTTTCTTCTTCAAATATTACAATAACAATTACTGCAAA